CTATGAATTTTGAAACTCTTCGTAATCGCTTTGACAAACTACGTGAAGAATGGGCAGAAGATAGTGCAGTAGATTTTCAGTTCAAGAATAAACAGTATACCACAGATCTTGGACAACTTGCGTTAGACATCCCTTTTCAACACAATAAATACTTAAACCATTACACTGACATTTCGCAGATCAAAACTTCTTTAGAGTTTGAAATCAGAAAACTTGTAAAAGAAAAACGTGAGTATTATTCAGGCGAAGCTGAAGCTCGTGTTTACGCAGAAAAACCTTTTGGCGGAAGAATACAAACTTCCGAAAAAATGAAGACTTACCTTGAAAGTGATGATGATGTTATCAACATAGAGGCAAAGATCAAATATCTTGACCAGATGTTGTACTGGTTAGATCAGGTTATGAAGCAGATTTCAAACAGAGGTTTCCAGATCAAGAGTGCTATTGAATGGGAGAAATTTGTTAATGGACAATAATGACCCTCCTTTCCGTAAAGAAGAAAAACGAAGTTTATATAACGATCCAATCTTCTGAACCACATGTTCATATGGAGCTATCTGACTACTTTACTTTTGAAGTACCAGAAGCAAAATTTCTAAAGAAGAACCCAAGATACAAATATTGGGACGGCACTATTCGTTTGTACTCTCCAGGTACAGGCGAACTCTATGGTGGATTGATGAAGCACTTACAGGTGTGGGCAGAAGAACGTCAATACACTATTGAGTATGAAAAGAATGATTGGTATGGAGATGTACATGAAACTAATAATTTTGTTTCTCCTGCTGGTATCAAAACCTTTATGGACAAGATCACCAGAACAGGAATTACTCCAAGAGAGTATCAATACGCTGCTGTCTACGAAGCAATAAAAAACAACCGCAAGTTACTTCTTTCTCCTACGGGGTCTGGGAAGTCTTTGATGATTTATTCCCTCGTCAGATACTATACTGCTACCGACAAGCAGACGTTGATCATCGTCCCTACTACGTCCCTCGTAGAACAGATGGTTAATGACTTTAAAGATTACGGGTGGAATGCTGACGATTACGTTCATAAGATTTACTCGGGTAAGGATAAGAATACTGATAAACCAATTATCATTTCAACTTGGCAATCAATCTATAAGTTTCCCAAAAGATACTTTGATGATTTTGATTGTGTAATTGGTGATGAGGCACACCTGTTCAAGTCTAAGTCACTTACAGGTATTATGACAAAGCTTCATAATGCCAAATATAGATTTGGTTTTACTGGCACACTTGATGGTAGTAAGACACACAAGTGGGTATTAGAAGGATTGTTCGGTGATTGTGAACGTGTCACAAAAACTGACGATCTAATTCAGTCTGGTTACTTATCTAAATTTAGGATCAAGGTACTGCTTTGTAAACATGCTCCACAATATTTTGACACATATCATGATGAAATTCAGTATCTAATTGATCATCGTGGAAGAAATAATCTAATCAAAAATCTTGTCAAAGATATTGATGGTAATACGCTTGTGCTATTCAACTACGTTGAGAAGCACGGTGAACCACTTTATGAATTGATAAATAGCATCATAGATCCAGGACGGAAAATATTTTTCGTTCATGGTGGTACTGATGTTGAGGATAGAGAAGAGGTTAGGCAGATTACAGAGACTGAAAACAACGCTGTAATTATTGCTTCATATGGAACGTTCTCTACTGGTATAAACATAAAAAGACTACACAATATTATATTTGCTTCACCCAGCAAGTCTCGCATTCGTAACTTGCAGTCCATCGGAAGGGTCCTACGTAAAGGTGAAGGAAAGGACATCGCAACATTATATGATATAGCTGATGATATAGGTGGACAAAATTATACGCTGAAACATTTGAACGAAAGAGTTAATATCTACAATGAAGAAAATTTTAAATATGAAGTTATAAAAGTAAATCTACGAGCAAATTAAAATATGGAAGAAGAGTTTTATGCCACAATAAAATTGGTATCTGGTGAAGAGATTGTTTCTAAAGTTTCTTACTTACCAGACGAAGACAAACTTTTGTTAGACAAACCCTTACAGGTAGAGCAAGCAAAACAAAAGAAAGGTAATATGGAAGTAACTGGATTTACTTTCAAAGAATGGGTATCAGCTACGTATGATGATATGTTTATTATTCGTAGAGATCATATCCTCACGATGACAGAAGTTGATGGAGACATTCAACACTTCTACGAAAAAACAATTAGAAGACTAGAAAGTGGTAAGAATTTAATTGGCAAAGGCAACAAACTTCCCCGCAGTTCTGGTTACCTAGGTTCGGTTCAAGATATGAAAAAATCCCTAGAAGATATATTTAATAAAAGCTAAACTCAACCTTGAACCCTTGACAGAGTTATTGTACTGGTTTTGTGAGGTTGTGTCAAGCCCCCTTTACATTTGAGTATTGCTATGCTACACTTGATACAGATTATGTGAGATACCTGTGACATTCGCAGTAATGACAAGAAAAAAGCAAACGGAAAATTACGTCAACAATAAAGAATTTCTTGCAGCGATATCTGAATATCGCCACAAAGTTATTGCTGCGAAAGAAGCAGGTAAACCACGACCTCGTGTGACTAATTATCTGGGTGAGTGTTTCTTGAAGATTGCTACACACTTATCATACAAACCTAACTTTGTCAATTACATGTTTAGGGAAGATATGATCTGTGATGGTATTGAAAATTGCTTACAGTATATTGACAACTTTGATCCAGAAAAATCTTCCAACCCGTTTGCTTATTTCACACAGATTATTTACTACGCATTTCTTCGTCGTATTCAAAAAGAAAAGAAGCAGCTTGAGATCAAGGGTAAAATTTTAGAACGTTCTGGGTATGATGAAGTTATGCACACGGATACATTTGATGGTATAATGTCAGGTATGAATGCATCGTATTCCGATATGGGTACGATCAAAGAAAGTATTGAAAACAAAATGAACCGATGACTACTACACTATTAAATTTTCAAGCAGAAAGTACTGCATCTGGAGATGAATTTGAAAAGTTAGTATTAGAAGATCTCCTTGAAAAAGGATATACAATTATTTCTACTAATACTAGAATACCAGACATCGGTATTAACGTGGATGTAATTGCAGAGAGAAACGGAGTTATTGAATATATTGAAGATAAAGGTGGAAAACCTGGAAAAGGAAAACGTCCTGGTGCTCAAAGAACTGATAATGTAAAAAAAGCAATTTGTAATGGAGCACTTCTCAAAACAAAATATCCAAACTCTTGTTATGTAATTTATTTTTCCGCACAACCAAAGTCTGGTAATTCATCAGAAGAAATGTTGAATACTGCTGTTGAGTCTGGGTTTGTTGATGAAATTAGATATCTCTCGTATGAATAAACCAATGAAAGATTTTGATCTTGATTTAGCAACGATTAGAAAGTTGCGTGAAATGATGCCAAACAAAATACGAATGATTGTAAAAATTACAAGAACCCAACTATGAAGATTGCACTAATCACAGACCAGCATCTAGATGGTCGTAAGGGATCTTTAGCATTTTGGGATTTCTTTCAAAAGTTTTATGACAACGTATTCTTTCCTACACTAGAGAAAGAAAAAATCTCCACGATTATTGATCTTGGAGATACATTTGATAATCGTAAATCAATTGATTACAATACTTTCAATCGTGTCACAGAAAACTACTTTGAAAAACTTAAGAGTTTTGATGTTCATATGCTTCTTGGCAATCACTGCACTTATTACAAGAATACCAATCGTATCAATTCACCTGAACTCTTACTCAAACAATATCCAAACATCAACGTTTATGCTTCACCAACACATATTAAACTAGGAAGCAAAAAGTTTTTGATGTTGCCTTGGATCAACGCAGAGAACCGTGATGATGTATTGAAGCTACTTGAGACAAGTGATGCTGATAATGTTTGTGGTCATCTTGAGATCAACGGATTTGAAGTTACTCCTGGTATGAAGTTTGAACAGGGTGGATTAGATCCCTCTGCTTTCAAAAATTTCAATCGTGTATGGTCTGGGCATTTCCACCATCGCTCAAAAAAAGGGAACATCCAATATCTTGGTAACCCATATCAAATGTTCTGGAATGATTATAAGGATGTCCGTGGATTTCATATTTACGATACTGAAACTGATAAACTTAAGTATGTCCCTAACCCGTATGAGATCTTCGACAAGATCTTCTACAACGATAAGAAAGAAGACTACAACAAACAAGATGTGTCTAGTTATAAAGACAAGTACATCAAGATCGTCGTTGAAGAAAAGTACGACTACCAAATGTTCGAAACGTTGGTTGATCGTCTTTACAACCTAGGAGTTCATGGGATCTCTGTTGTTGAAAATCTTGTTTCCGAAGATACGGTAACCGATATTGAAATCTCATCAAAAGATACTCTAACACTTTTGAATGAGTATATTGATGAGGTAGAGATGTCCGTAGATAAAACAGATCTCAAGACACTCATGAGATCTCTATATATTGAAAGTTGTAACGTAGCTTGACATGTATATCGTCACGTTAGAAGATCATCCAGATGGTGTTTATTCTGTCTTTGATGAAGCAGAAGATAGAATAATTCCTATCTTCCAAGAAGAAGACGATGCTGACAGGTATTTGTTTATGTTACAAGAAGATCCAGATTACCCACCCATGCAGATCGTCGAGATTGACGACCATGTTATAATAGGAGCATGTCAAGAGCGAGGGCACAGGTTCTCAATCATTACTCCTGATGACTTTTTGATCCCACCTGATGATAGAGAATGATTATCTTTAAAAAGATCCGTTGGAAAAACTTTCTTTCTACGGGAAATGTGTTTAGTGAAATTGATCTGACAACAGCTAAAACAAATCTGATCGTTGGAACGAACGGCGCAGGTAAGAGCACCATTTTGGATGCCCTTACCTTTTCGTTGTTTGGTAAACCATTTCGTAAGATCAACAAACCGCTGCTTGTCAATAGCATCAACGAGAAAGATTGCTTGACCGAGATTGAATTCTCAATCGGTAAGAACACTTACCAAGTTATTCGTGGGATCAAACCAGCAAAGTTTGAGATCTATTGTAACGGTCAGTTGTGGAACCAAGAAAGCACAGTCATCGATCAACAAAAAAACTTTGAAACAAATGTTTTGAAGATGAACTATAAGTCCTTCACTCAAATTGTAGTGTTGGGATCCTCTACGTTTGTTCCTTTTATGCGTCTGCCTGTAGCTCAACGGCGAGAGATCATCGAAGATATTCTTGACATTCAAGTATTCTCTACGATGAATATTCTTCTCAAAGATAAAATTAGAGAGAACGTTGAAGAAATCCGAGATCTAGATTATAAGTTACATATCCTAGAGGATAAGATAGATCTTCAGAAAAAGTATATGCTAGAATTGGAAAAGAAAAACCAGGAAGCAATTACAAAGAAGGAAGAACAGATCGCTCAATTGTTAGAAGATGAGAATACAAATCATCATGAAGTAGAGCGTCTAACTTCTGAAATCCAAAATCATTCTAAAGATATGGAAGAGTTGTCAAACTGTTCTAGCAAGTTGAAAAAACTCAACACCTTCCTTTTCAAAATTCAATCAAAGCTTGCGACATGTCAAAAAGAACATCAGTTCTTTTCTGATAATCATGTTTGCCCTACCTGTACTCAAGACTTGAGTGAAGACTTTCGATTAGGTAAGATCGCAGAGGGTGAAGGAGAACTCAATCATTTACAAACTGGATTAGAAGATTTGCTGGATGCTATTGCTAAAGAAGAGGAGCGTGAAAATGAATTCACAAGACTATCAAAAATTGTACTTAGCCTCAACTCTTCTATTGCTCAAGCGAATTATCAGATTACTTCCATACGAAAAAGCATCAATCATATAGAGCAAGAGATCAAAGAACTTGGCGAAACTAATTCTGATAAGAAGTCAGAGTTTGTCAAACTCGAAGGTCTTGTGACCGAAAAGAAAGATCATAAGAAAGTGTATGCTGATGCCAAGAAAGATCGTGACACTCTGACAGCAGCAACTCAACTGCTGAAAGACAACGGTATCAAAACCAGGATTATCAAAACATATCTTCCTGTAATGAACCAGATGATCAATCAGTATCTCCAGCGTATGGAGTTCTATGTCAACTTTACTCTTGATGAGAACTTTGAAGAAATTATCAAATCCAGATACCGTGATGTATTCTCCTACGATAGTTTTAGTGAAGGAGAGAAAGCTAGAATTGATATTGCTTTGTTGCTTACTTGGAGAGCTATTGCTAAACTCAAGAATAGCGTAGATACTAACCTCCTGATCCTAGATGAAATCTTTGATGGATCTTTGGACCAGACTGGCACATCTGATCTAGGTTGGATCCTTCGTAACTTTGATGACAATACAAAAGTATTTGTTATCAGTCATAAATCAAATATAGATGATAAGTTTGATAGAACTATCACGGCAGAGAAAGTCAAGAACTTCTCGGTCTTGACGGAGACAGTCAACGAAGTGTCACACGGACTGGTTGGATGATCGTCTTCCCTTGCTATGCTAATCCCATCAGCAAACAAAACAAATGTCCAGTCAAGAAATCAAAGGTAACCTCGCCCGCCTCCTTGCTACAGAAAACCTCGTTGTAGAGCACCGTAGCGTCCCTACAGCATCGTTTGACGTTGAGCGCCGTGTGCTTACCTTACCGAACTGGGACCGTGCTTCTAGCGTCGTATACGATATGCTGGTGGGTCATGAGGTAGGACACGCTCTCTTCACTCCTAACGAAGACTGGACTGATGTAGCATCTTGCCCTAAAGATTTTGTCAACGTGATTGAGGATGCTCGTATTGAGAAGCTGATGAAGCGTAAGTATCCTGGTCTGCGTAAGTCTTTTGCTGGTGGTTATATGGAACTGAATGCTCAAGACTTCTTCAATATTGCTGATGAAGATTTGAATGACTATAGCTTGATTGATCGTATCAACCTTCACTTCAAGGTTGGTGCGAGTGCTCTCATTCCTTTTGTTGAGGATGAGAAGATATTTGTCACCCGTACCGACGAAGCAGAGACGTTTGCCGAGGTTCTCCAGATTGCTGTGGATGTTTATGAGTTCAGCAAGAAAGAGAAACAACAAGAACAACCGATTGAGATCAATCTGCCGCAAAATCAAACCACCCCAGGCGGGGGTAGTAGCACCCCTAATGAGGGTGAGACTATTGAGGAGGAGCAAGAATTTGATAGTGATCCATCAGAACCTTCCCAATCGTCCAGTCAAGACAATACTGAATGTGGTGGTGATGATGCTGATGAGACTTCTAAAACTCAAGATGCTTTTGATCGGGCAGCAGAGAAACTGACAGGTCGTGTTTACAATTCTACATATTATGTTGAGATCCCTACAGATGTAGTCCTTGAAGACTATGTTGCTGATTGGACCGAGGTTCATGATTGGATCGATAGTCAATCTATGGAAGCTGAATATTATGTTGATGTTGATGCTGCTTACCAAGATTTCCGCAAGCAATCACAGAAGGAGGTAAATTATCTTGTTAAAGAATTTGAATGCCGTAAGTCTGCTGACGCCTATGCTCGTTCTGGTCAATCTAAAACTGGTGTTCTTGATACTGCAAAGCTTCATACTTATAAGTATAATGAAGATCTCTTCAAGAAAGTAACTGTTCTTCCTGACGGCAAGAACCATGGACTATTGTTCTTGATTGACTGGTCTGGTTCTATGTCTGGTGAGATCTTTGCTACAGTCAAGCAACTTCTAAACCTTACTGCGTTCTGTAAGAAGGTTCAGGTCCCGTTTGAGGTGTATGCTTTCACTAACGATTACGGTTCTGTTCGTCGTTCTCTGAATAATAAGTCTCCTTATTACAGTCACGAGGAATACTTTGCTATCCAGAAACCTGAAGAAGGTAAAATCTTCCTTCAGAAAGAGATGTTCCATCTTGTGAACTTTGTGTCTTCTCGTTCTAACAGTAAGAACTACGAACGTATGTGCCGCAATCTCTATCGTGAGGCATATGCTTTCAAGCACAGCACTAAGTATGGTTCTACCAACGGTCTTGGTTTGTCTGGCACTCCTCTGAACGAAGCTATCATTATGTTGAACTACATTATCCCAGAGTTCAGGAAGCAGAACGATCTTCAGAAAGTGAATGTTTGTATTCTGACTGATGGTGAAGCTTGCCATACTGTCTATGGTCGTAAAATTCACGATGATTACCGTGATGTTTCTTACGTTCGTCCTCGTCGTCTTGATGAGGTCAACTGTCTGCGAGATCGTAAGACTGGTCGTGTCTATACTCAATTCCACGGTTGGAACAACAACACCAATATCTTCATTCAGCAACTGCGTGATCGTAACCCTAATGTGAATGTGCTTGGTTTCCGTATTCTTCCTGGTTCTCAACTCAACGGGTTTGTGTGCTCCTACGGTGATGCTTCGCAGTATGCTGAGGTTCAGAAACAGTGGAAGAAAGAGAAGTCTGCGATCATTCCTAACCCCAAATCGTTTACTGCCATCTATGCGATTTCTAACAATTCACTTGACGAAGATATAGAGTTTAATGTAGAGTGTGGTGCGAACAAAGGTGAGATTACCAAGGCATTCAAGAAGATGCTGGGTTCCAAATCTACCAATAAGAAACTGCTAAATTCATTTGTGGAGTATGTAGCTTGAATATTTTTGTCACTTCCCCATTTCCTGCCGAGAGTGCTATTTGTTTACCAGATAAACATATTGTAAAGATGCCACTTGAGTGTTGCCAGATGTTATCTATCGTGGCATCACCTTGGTATCATAATTATGGCAAGATCAATAAAGTAAATGGCGTCCCGTATCGTACAGAGAAGGGCGCCTTTCGTAATCATCCCTGTACTAAATGGGCAGGAGAGACAATAGATAATGCTTATTGGTTGATCAAATGGGGTATGAACCTATGTGATGAGTATTCAATTCGGTACAATAATAAAATACATTCATGTTATAACACTTTGCTTCAGGCATACTATTTGTTTCCCAAAGGTAAGATCACACATGTGACACCATTTGCCAGAGCTATGCCTGATCAATATAAATTTGATACCAGCATCTCTACATTTGATGCTTACAAAATGTATATTGCCAGCAAACCGTGGGTGGCATCCAACTACCTGCGTATGCCACTTCGCAAACCGTCCTGGGTCTGACACCAAACCACCCTACATGCCCTATAATAACTACATCAACGAACGACACTCATGTCTGCTAAATC